CCCAGTTTAACTGGACGTATGATAATGTATCTCCATCGATGACAATTACTGCTAAAAAGCCAGATAACATTACTCCTGTTTTAAATGATTTGACTACAAATGATCCTAATTTATTATTAACCTTTACATCTAGTGAACCAACTCTTAATTTTAACGAAAATAGTATTATTACGGTAACTAATGGCGAAATTACTAATTTTACAAAATCAAGTGATACTATTTATACTGCAACATTTACACCATCTGGCAATGGTAACTGCTCAATTACTGTAGGTGCTGGGGTATACACAGATGCAGCTGGAAATAATAATAGTTCTTCTAACCAGTTTCTATGGACATTCGATACTACAGAACCTACTATGGTAATTACTGCAAAGAACTCAAGTAATCAAGATGTTTCAAGTGGATCAATAACAAATGACTCTAATCTAACATTATCCTTCACATTTAACGAAAATATACAAAATGGAAGTTTTACATCAAATGATATTTCTGGAACAAACGGAACAATTAGTAATTTTTTACAATCTAGTAATAGGCTATACACAGCAATATTTACACCTGATAATGTTGGTCCGTGTTCAATTGAGGTTACAACTGGAGCATACATAGATGTTGCAGGAAATGTAAATACTGACACACCACAGTTTCAATGGAGTTTTGACAACGTGGTCCCATCAATGACAATTGCAGTCAAAAAAATAGATGGTTCTACCGTTTCATCCGGAACAAGCACTACCGATAATAGTCTATCAGTAATATTTACATCTAATAAACCAACAACTGATTTTATAGCAAGTGATATTACGTTAGTAAATGGAGCCCTTAGTATTTTTACCGCACTTAGTGCTACTGAATATACAGCTACATTTACTCCAAATATTGATGGAAGTTGCTCAATTAGTGTTGGTGAAAATAAGTTCACAGATGTAAATGGATTTAATAATGGTGCATCATCATTTACATGGATATCAGACCGTTTGTCTCCTACTATGGTAATTACTGCAAAGAACTCAAGTAATCAACCCATTTCAACTGGATCAACAACAAATGATTCACCCATCTCATTAACCTTTACTTCTAGTGAAGCAACAGCTGACTTTATATCAGGTGACATTACGGTTACTGGTGGTGCTCTTAGTAACTTTTCTGCTACTAGTTCTACTGTTTACACAGCAACATTTACCCCAAGTGCAGCTGGAGCAACCACCATTGATGTTTCTGGTTCAACGTTCACTGATCTTGCTGGCAATAACAATTCACCTACACCCCAATTTACATGGACTTATGATAATGTTAACCCAACCATGACTATTAGTGCCGAGAACTCAAGTGACCAACCTGTTGCAAATGAATCCACAACAAATGATGCAAGCCTCGCATTAATCTTTACTTCTAGTAAAGCAACAAATGACTTTATAGCAACTGATATTAGTGTAACAAATGGTTCAATCAGTAATTTTTCCGGATCTGGAACTAGATATACAGCAACCTTTACCCCAAGTGCAGCTGGAGCAACCACCATTGATGTTGCTGGTTCAGCGTTCACTGATGTTGTTGGCAATAACAATTCAGCTGCAACCCAGTTTACCTGGACGTATGATAATGAACCACTAACCATGGCTATTACATCAACAACTAGTGGGGTAACGGATGGATCCACAACAAATGATGCAAGCCTCGCATTAATCTTTACTTCTAGTAAAGCAACAGCTGACTTTATAGCAACTGACATTACAGTTTCTGGCGGCACGCTTAGTAATTTTATAGCTACTAGTTCTACTGTTTACACAGCAACATTTACCCCAAGTGCAGCTGCTGGAGAAACTGTAGCAACCACAATTGATGTTGCTGGTTCAAAATTCACTGATGTGGCCGGCAATAACAATTTAGCAGCAACCCAGTTTAACTGGACTTATGATAATGTAGAACCTACCATAACTATTACGTCAACAACTATTGGTGTAGCGGATGGGTCCATAACAAATGATGCAACCATCGCATTAACATTTACTTCTAATAAATCAATAACAAAAATTAATGGAACAGCTTTTGATGGAACTAATATTAGTGCAACAAATGGTTCAATTAGTAGTTTTGGAACAACTTCCAGCAGCGTGTTCACTGCAACCTTTACACCAACTGGTGATGGCATTTGTAGTGTTAGCATTCCTCAAGAATCATATAAAGATTCTTATGGGAACTTGGGTGCTTCCGCTACATTTACATGGACACGTGATACTCAACGCCCAACGATAGCAATTAGTGCGGTAGGCGGAACAAGTGGTAGCAACGTTTCATCTGAGACAACTACAAATGATACAACCATCGCATTAACCTTTACTTCTAGTGAAGCAACAACTAACTTTGGATCAGATGATATTACAGTTTCTGGTGGAACGCTTAGTGATTTTGCTAGCACTAGTAGTTCTACTGTTTACACCGCAACATTTACACCAAGTGCAGCTGGAGAAACCACCATTGATGTTTCTGGTTCAACGTTCACTGATCTTGCTGGCAATAACAATTCACCTGCACCCCAATTTACCTGGACTTATGATAATGTACCACCTACCATGACTATTACATCAACAACTAATGGTGTAACTGATGGATCCACAACAAATGATGCAAGCCTCGAATTAATCTTTACTTCTAGTAAAGCAACAGCTGACTTTATAGCAACTGATATTAATGTAACAAATGGTTCAATTGGTGCTCTTTCCGGATCTGGCACTAGATATACAGTAATATTTACCCCAACTGCAGCTGGACCAACCACCATTGATGTTTCTGGTTCAACGTTCACTGATCTTGCTGGCAATTACAATTCAGCAGCAACCCAGTTTAACTGGACTTATGATAATGTCCCACCTACCATAGCTATTACGTCAACAACTAGTGGGGTAACTGATGGATCCATAACAAGTGATGCAAGCCTCGCATTAACCTTTACTTCTAGTAAAGCAACAACTGATTTTATAGCAACTGATATTAGTGTAACAAATGGTTCAATCAGTAATTTTTCCGGATCTGGAACTACATATACAGCAACATTTACCCCAACTGCAGCCGGAGCAACTACCATTGATGTTGCTGGTTCAAAATTCACTGATGCGATTGGCAATAACAATTCACCTGCACCCCAGTTTAACTGGACTTATGATAATGTATCACCAACCATGACTATTACATCAACAACTAGTGGTGTAACTGATGGATCCACAACAAATGATGCAAGCCTCGCATTAATCTTTACTTCTAGTGAAGCAACAACTGACTTTATAGCAAGTGACATTACAGTTTCTGGCGGCACGCTTAGTAATTTTATAGCTACTAGTTCTACTGTTTACACAGCAACATTTGCCCCAAGTGCAGCTGCTGGAGAAACTGTAGCAACCACCATTGATGTTGCTGCTTCAAAGTTCACTGATACAGCTGGCAATAACAACTTAGCAGCAATCCAGTTTAACTGGACTTATGATAATGTCCCACCTACCATAGCTATTACGTCAACAACTAGTGGGGTAACTGATGGGTCCACAACAAGTGATGCAAGCCTCGCATTAATGTTTACTTCTAGTAAAGCAACAAATGACTTTATAGCAACTGATATTAGTGTAACAAATGGTTCAATCAGTAATTTTTTCGGATCTGGAACTACATATACAGCAACATTTACCCCAACTGCAGCCGGAGCAACCACCATTGATGTTGCTGGTTCAGTGTTCACTGATGTTGTTGGCAATAACAATTCAGCTGCAACCCAGTTTAACTGGACGTATGATAATGAACCACTAACCATGGCTATTACATCAACAACTAGTGGTGTAACTGATGGATCCACAACAAATGATCTAGGCATAGAATTAACATTTACTTCTAGTAAAGCAACAGCTGACTTTATAGCAAGTGACATTACAGTTTCTGGCGGCACGCTTAGTAATTTTGCTTCTTTTAATGCTAGTTCTACTGTTTATATAGCGACATTTAACCCAAACGCAGCTGCTGGAGAAACTGTAGCAACCACCATTGATGTTGCTGCTTCAAAATTCACTGATGCAATTGGAAATAACAACTTAGCAGCACCCCAATTTAACTGGACGTATGATAGTGTCCCACCTACCATGACTATTACATCAACAACTAATGGGGTAACGGATGGATCCACAACAAATGATACAAGCATAGCATTAACCTTTACTTCTAGTAAAGCAACAGCTGACTTTATAGCAGGTGACATTACAGTTTCTGGCGGCACGCTTAGTATTTTGTCTGCTACTAGTTCTACTGTTTATACAGCAATATTTACCCCAAATGTAGCTGGAGCAGCTGTAGCAACAACCATTGATGTTGCTGGTTCAACATTCACTGATGCGTTTGGCAATAACAATTCAGCTGCACCCCAGTTTAACTGGACTTATGATAATGTACCACCAACTATGACAATCACTGTAACAGATACAAACAGCAATGTTATTTCAAATAGCTCATCCACAAGTGCTCAAACTCTTGAGTTCACCTTTACATCTAGTAAAGCAACCCCTAATTTTGCCGTATCTGATATTACTCTATCAAGTAACGCAACAATATCTTTGTTTCAGACATATGATAATATTGTTTACACTGCAACAGTAGAGGTATCTGTTAATGGTTCAAACACAGTTAGTGTTAATGGAGGAGCTTACACAGATGCATTCGGAAATAATAATACTGCTGCTTCATTTACATGGACGTTTGATAATGTAGTTCTCTCTCTAGATGGATTCAACTTGGCTTATACTATTGCAGATGGAGAAACTGCTTTAGGATCAGCCACTGCAAACAAACCGGTAAATTGGTCAATAGACAATACTAATATTAGCTTATCATCAATTTCTGGAACATCAACTACGTTAAGTTTAACTTCTGCTGCGAACTATAATTCAAATCCTACTTATATATATGCTTTAACTGGAACTGATTCAGGTAATAATTCTGTGGTTATAGATGGATATGTTGAAGTTATCCCAGCTAATTATATGCTTACATTAAACTTTACAACTAGCACTGGGAATGGTATTAGACTTAGTGAAATTAAGTTCTATAATATTGACAACATTCAACTAACTAGTGTAACAACTAATACTACACAACCAACTAACTCTACTCTTAATATAACCAGCATTGGTAATGCACTTGATGGAAATACATCTACAAACTGGGAAAGTAATGGAACAGTAGGTTCAGTTACATTTGCGATACCTTCAACCAACGGAATGCCATTTGCCTATAGATTTACAACCACAAGTGATCAAACTACTAATAATGGAACACCAACCGCATGGAGTGCTGACTATGGGGGTGCTAATTTTACATTCACAAATGACTTGGGTGACACTCCGGACGGTGTTATTGAAGAATTGCCAAGCTCTAGTAGTTATTATGAACTTGTAGACGGTGGCGGTGGAGGCGATGGAGGCGGTGGAGGCGATGGAGGCGGTGGAGGCGGTGGAGCTGCTTATTTTTATATCAAGTTAAATAATGGAGATTATTTAGCTGGTAACGCAGACAATGGCGTTATTAGCACAACTATTGATGTTAATTCTGCAATCCAGTTTACTTATAGTCAAGATGCTAATAGTAACTACTATTTTGAGATGATTGACCACCCAAGTTTTAATGACTTCGATCATGGGCCTGCAGATATGTATGCATATCTCAAGTTGTACTCTGGATCTGGTTCAATTCATACAACTTCGACTAATCTGGTGGACCAGCTAACCGGATTTACTGCTGAAAACCTTAACTTATCCAATAATATTGAAGTTGCGAATGGCGGAACAATTGGAAGTGCAAACATTGGCGGCACAGCTTACACATTAACACGGGAAGACACATCCAAATAATTTAATAAAAAAACATAATATTCGTTATTTATCATATTCAATAATATTCATTATTTATCATATTCAATAATGAATATTAAGATAGTAGTAACTTTTTCTTACGTTATTTTATAACTGAATGCATCCTTATCTTTTTGAGTTTATTGCAACCCTTATTTTTGTATATGTTATTGTAGCAACAGGAAACTGTTATGCTATCGGTGCGACTCTTACGTTGTTATGCATAATTGGTGCAAACATCTCAGGATGTTCTGTTAACCCTGCCGTAACTTTAGCATTATTGGCCAGTGGTAAGCTAGCAGCTAACCATGTTTTACCTTATATTGGTGCCGAAGTAGCGGGTGCATTAACTGCTGTTCAATTACACAAAGTACTTAAGACATATAATAAGAAAGACTAATTTGTTACATTTGCGTTTGCAAATATTTTAGTTATTTTACATTCCTTCTAAGAAAATATTGACATATAATATAGATATACCATTATGTCAAGTTGTAGTATTCAAAATGGAGGAAGACGTCGTTCAAGTCGTGGTGGAAAAAGATCTAGAAAGTTCTATCGTGGAGGTAATGATTTAGCAGTTCCTGGACCTGCTCCTTTTGCATCTCCTGCTCCTACCTCTGCTGAGGAGAGTTCAGGGTTCTTTTCTGGAGTGGCATCGAAGCTTGGGGCGTTTACAGATGAAGTAGGGAAACGTGCAAAAGATCTTTCTAGTAAAGTAACTGGTAGCAACCCTTCCCAACAACCACCATTAGCATCTAGCACTATTCCTTCTGCACAATCTGGAGGACGTAGAAAGAAGTCAAAGACTGCAAGAAAATCAAGAAAGTCTCGCAGACTAAAACGTAAGCGTTCTAGAAAGTCTAGAAAGTAAATAATAAATAATTAATTCTTGTGTTTATTCTATACTATTTTTTATAGAATAAACTTGTATACTCTTACTGTTTTCCTTTACGAATACATAGTTTGTAGATTAGGTAGATTAAGCCCAAAGAGAGAAGAACCAGATATAATTGAACATATGCATCTTTAGGTAGAGGGGCATCGTCTTGACCAATGTCTACAAATGTCTCACGACATCTTGCATCTGTAACCGGGTTTCTACCTCTTCCTCCCCAACTACAAGGATCCATTTGCTGTATATCAATATCTGCGACAAATCTTGTTTCCCGTCTTCTTGCATTATTGTTATCAACCGTTTCCATTGAAAGCGCTCTACATGAGGGTTGACTTCCCGCACCAAACGCGGCTACAAATCCCATAGGATTAAGTGAATTCAGGTTTGACATAGTACCTGGTATGAGACCTTTAAATGAAGAGAAATTGGAACCCATTGCTCCTGATATAATAGGTATGTTTCCTTGGGGAATGTTATTTACATAAATATATCTATCAACCACTTTTTTTGATTTGACATCTTTACATGTGCCAGCTGTTTTTAAAAAAAACTTATTTCCAAGAGGTCTTCCAGTAACTGACCCGGGACCAGTTCCTGTAACTAATACTTCTACATAATTGATAAGCCCTTTGACGTTTCTAGCTATTTGAGGAAATGATCCATTTCCATTCATGTGTAAACCTCTTGGAGATCTAATTTGTTTATGATAAGGATACGTTGGTCCTAAATATTTTTGCTGAGCCTTATCGATATTCTTTGTAACATCCTTTATAAAGTTCATTTGATCTGCCATATTTATATATAGTTCTAATTCAGTATAATATATATAGATATGATAATTTAATTTAATATCTCTCAAAACCCTAACATTATTATTGTCGTTGTTGGTTCAGTTTTCTATCTAGTTCCTTATTTACGGTGTCGATCATCACATCCATATCTTTCATTTTTTGATGCTGTCCTTTTCCTCTCGTTTGTAAAAGTTGTATTTTTTTTCCTGTTTGTGCGACTATATTTCCTCCGCCTGATATTACACCTTCCTGAAATGTTGGATCATATATGCGGTGTATAACGTACTTTCTATACACAATAAAACCAACCAACACAATGATACCCACCCATATCCCTTTTTGGTATTTAGTTGATGAAGTTTTCATCTTATTACTAATGTATACATATATTTTATTATAATTATCCAGTAACACTTGCGTTTGCACTATTTTGAGCGTTAGTTGCGTTATTCATGCCTTTCATTTGTTTAAGTTTTTTATTTAAGTTTTTTATTTGCTCGACCTTTTCGTCATATTTTTTTTTTAAACATACTGTATCTTTCATTTCATCTAATTGGATCTTATGTCTATTTACAGTAACACTATCGATATCACTTAAACCTTCTCTAGTTACTATGCTATTCCACGTATAATTCAGATATACGATGAATATAAATATAGAAATGATACCTATTATATGAATAGTCTTTTTTGAAAGTTTGTGTATCATGAAACTAACTAATTATGTATCTATTATAACTACACATAATTAGTTGGACATTTCCATTTTTTCATTTTGGTCTTGCATTTGATCAGTAATATCATCTAATTTCTTCGACAACTCATCTAACTTCTCATTTGTGCATTGATTTTTTAAATATTCATCTACTGTTGCAGCATTTATATAAGATTGAGTTTTCGCATCAGATGTGCCCGCATCAGAGGTGCCCGCATCAGGGGTGCCCGCATCAGGGGTGGCCGCATCAGAGGTACCAGAAGATTTAGATCCTATTGCACCTTCTATAACTTTACTATGTTGATAGCTCATAAATAATATAATAAATACTGGTATCATAAACAGAAATATTTTTTGAATGTTTGACAAATGCATTATAACAGCGTACTATAATAGATAAACATAAAATCTCTATAAAATAAGTCTTCGTTTGTTATAATCATGTAAACTTTTATATCACGATATACTATATGTTATCTTCTATACTTAACGAACCAATTCCGTTAACAAGTGCAAACTTGCGTCCGTTTACAAATAAAGATATTACAAATGATGTAGTTTATAAGCATGGTTTGCCTAGACCTATGAAACACTATCGTCTAGGAGTAATCAACGCAGTTACAATTGATCCCAATAGCTCAGATGCAAACTATTTAATAACAAATGTAAACAGATATGTTCGATCTAGTCGATCTGCTCCTCTTTTATCATTAACTATGGAAAGACCAGGACACGTTACAGAATCACTCAGTAATGTAAACTTTGCGAATGATCTGTCTAAAGATACTCGAATGGACGGATTATTAACAGATTGCTGTCAAGAGAAAAAAGCATTAACCCGTGTAAGAGGATCAAGCACTAATTTAAGTAAAAATTATTATCAAACCTCTCAACAATATAGATATTCTAGATGTAATACTATACAGCAAAAAAGTTATAATTATTCGAATAATGGTAACGGAGAATATGTAAGTAACTGCACAAATAATGCATGTAATAAAGTTGTGCATAAACCTAACAATGCACAATTTAGCACACAAGGCGGCGTATCGAGTAGTTCACGCACATCTAGATTGACATTAAATACTATTAAAACAGAAGCAAATAATTACAATAATAAGGCAACCGCCGATAACTATACTAATATAGGAGGTGTTGTTACAACACCTTTTATATTGAAAGCAAAAACATCTGGTTTAAGTGTTTGTAAAGCATCTAAAATATGCCACTAAACCGTATATGATGTTTTTATAGGTATGTTATTTTTAGAACACCAGTGTGCGCATTTTATAATTGAGTTTTTCTTTGCCAAATCTAATTTATCATCCTTACCATACAATTTAAGTATAATGATTAGGTTTTCATAGTATTCTATATTCTTTTGACCAACTATGAGGGTCGTTTCTTCTATCTTATTGATAAAGTGTTGAGATAGACTATTTTCAATAACTGATTTGATACATGTTTTGTTATCCAATGAGTTGTCGGGTATATCGTATTTATTACTAATATACGTAATGACTGATGTGATATTATTCACGCATTCGTTATTATTTTCGGGTGTTTCATATAAATGATTTAGGTCTTTACATATAATAAATCTATCATTTCGATATTGTGTTGTTGTTGGCTTACTGATATACACATGTTTATACATCCCAGTTAACATATAAATAATATCAACGATAGGTTTGTGAATAATTTCCCATATCTTAATAACACAATTTTGTTTAGTTTTCAATGCAATATACATGCTTTTTAACAAATATATTGTGTAATTTTTGATATTTTCAATGTCATTTATTTCATAATCTATATCAAAAAATAAAAACCCATTCACTCTCATACTTTCTGAATATTTGTCACTATACACCTGTTGATATAATTCATCCAGTGTGTTACACGGTATATTTAATGGATCTAGACCAGGTGGAGTTTTGTGTATATATTGAATACTATTTTGAAAAATATCTGGAGTGTCCCCTATGTATGTAATATTAGATGGATACATATCCATTGTATATTTTATACAATCAAATGTGTTGTACAACTCAATCACAACGAAAAATAACTGAGAGTTTTTATGTAGGTTGGATATATTTAAATATGCCTCAACCTCTTTAGAAATTACATCAAAAATATATGAATATATATTATTTATTTTATGAATATCATTGATTATATTTGTCGGAATAATAGATTTGTAATAGTTTTCAATCTCATTCACCTGACAACATAGAGAGTTGACATTTCTTGTATAACTATCAGAGATATAGTTAAGATCTTTATCTGTAAAAGTTGGGTTTAAATTTATACTCATGTTCTTGGTAGGAAGTATGTAGTAGTTCATTGAAACGTGAAAAATATGTATAAGTATTCTAGTATAATTATACATATCTGTCTAAATAATATTATATATATTTATCTTTTTATTTACTGCTTGTTCCTTGTAACGTAATCGTTTGGTTTAATTTTCTTGGGCGTTTAATAGTGGTTTTTTTCCCTGTTTTTATTGCGGTTTCAGGCTTGGAAGATTTTTCACTTTTTTGAGGGGTTTCGTCCTCTTCTTGTTCTGTCGTTTCGTCTTGTCTCTTTACTGAACTATCTATTTGGATCTTGATATTATCTTCTTCTGTTTCACTCTTTTCAGACTTCAATACATTATCTATGTTTACATTTGAGACTTTCTTGAATATGAAATATCTGTTATTAAATGAGATATTCTTTTCGTATCTTTGCATATCACCAGCAGTTCCATATTCATTTACTAGTCGAGGATTTGTTTTGATATCTCTAGACATTCTATTAAATAATGGTTCAAAGTTTCCGGATCCATTTGGAAAACCCATATCTTCTGCATCATTGTCGGCAATTAAACGAAACCCATAGTTTTCCATAAGACGAATGAAGTAGTCAAAGTTTACAAGGTATTCATCCACGTAGTTGTTTATTGATTCTTGGAATACCTTTATAGTGTATCCTAGACTGGAGATATTGTCATCAAATGTGTCCTCTGGGTAAAGACGTTTCACGCCCCATATTTTCTTTTTGTTATGGTATAGTTGAACCTCTTCGTTCATTTGTTTGTTTTTAAGGAGTTCGAATATCTTCTTACCATCATAGCAAGCTCCAATAAAGTGACCTCCAATCTTTGTGCATTCTGCAACATTAGCTAAGAACCTGTGTATTACATGCTTGTCTTTGAAGAAGTAATGAAGAGCGAACTGGCATGACGATATGTTAAATCCTTCTTCGCCGACAGCATAATTTTTAGAAACACCCTTGCCCAACTTTTCATCTTTGGCAATATTTCCAAATACAGATGCAGTGATTTGCTTTCCTTTTTCAGTTTCAATTGCTTGACCGCTTCTTATGTTATATCCGCTATTTCCAGTTACAAACAAAACTCTGGGAACATTTGTATGAGACTTTTTATAAGTTAAGTATCTTGCACATGCTCCTGTAAGCCGGTTCTCAATATTGTCCGGTGATAAATCTACCCCAAATACAAACGAAATCTTTGCGTTTATCCATTTTGAAAAGTCTCCACCTTTACCGCACGCAAAGTCGATTAAGGTGTCTCCTTTATTTGCAACTCCTCTGATAAGCTTTGATTTTATATATAGATTATGAAAGTCTCTAAGTGAACGGGTATAACTATCTCCTTTCGTCTTTTTGTAGTAGACATCATCATCCATACTATCCTGTGGAATATTCTTACCAGTTCTTATCATATCCTCTGTAATTGGATAGTGTATAGAGTGCCAGTTACTGTTTGCCACATGGTATGCATTTCCAAAGTTCTTCACACCCTTTCTTAACTCAGATGTTTTATCATATCTTACTCGAAGGGGAACCCAGTTCCAACCTTTTTCACGTGATGGGTCGTATCTAAACTCAACAATTGTTTTATCTTCAATTACATCGTTTTCTTCAGTATACATTTTATTGTCACCGTTCACATCTGGTCGTAACATAATATTACATAATCCAGCATCAGCGTCATAAGGCTCAGTTGGGATAAACTGCATAGGTTGATAACCAGTTTTGATATCTCGTTCATCTTTATGACTTGGGACTACATCGTCCAATACGTCCTGACATGGATTTATGTATCCATGCACCTTCTCGTCAAATCCACATCTAAGAATTAGTGTCTTGTATGTTTTATGATGAACACTGGTTGCTGCATTTTCGCCTGTTTCAAATATAGTTTTTGCAACATCAATATGTTTATCGTCTTTGACGGTGGTTATCATAAAATCAATAGTGTTGTATTCCGAGGGTTTCCATTTGAATGAATAATCCCATGTAATTTTACGAAGAGGTCCTGTTTGGCCTATGCTATCTGATCCCACACCAAACTTCGCAGGTGTAAATATAAGACCATCCGTATTATATTCAAATAATCCATCTTGAACTCGTTTAAGAATAGACATGCATCCGGAGAAGATAGACACCTTATCAGTTCCTAGATAAAACTGCTTTGCAGAAACACGGATAGGAGTATTTGCATCTTTTACAACCGCTTCTACGTTTAAGTTGTTAACGATTTCATTCATGATAGATCCTCGTGATTTCGCCCTTTTTTCATCATTCTCTAACTCTTTAACAATTGGTTCAATAAATATGTGATGTCTTACATTGATCTTATTTACAAAGTATACATCAAAGATTGCAAATAGATTTATATATTTCCCATTTTTATCGTGCATGATAATCTCACCATCAAGAATACTATTGAAGTATGTCTGGTTAGATGTCTTCGCACCAGTAAACAATATTTTCATATTCGTATTAATCAAATACATGTTTCCGGTATGTCCAATAAACAAAAGACGACGTTCTCCATCTGCTTTATCTGTTACCGTATAGTTAACACGAATGTTTGGGTCTTGATTAGTTTCTTCAACCTCTTGAATATTTTTCAGTTGAAGTGTGTATGAAGACGGACCTATGAAATGTTTCGGTTCCAGTGAATATTCCGGGTTCTGACCAATTAGTTTCAAATAATTTTGAGTAACGTATCTATATTCACTGTTAGAGATGGGGTAATTTGTTTCTTGAATACCCATCATAATGAACTTGGCTACCTTCTTTACTTTGGAGATAAGATCCTTTATGTCTGCACATTCTGTTCCAGGACCAATCTTAGAGTTATCTATTTCAATCTCTATTTCATAATTTTCTTCAGCATAAAATACGTTTGATTCTGTTGTAGTATATGTTCTTTCTTGTTTTCCCTTTATATATCGCGACGATTTCACAATACTGATATCAACCTTTATAGGATAATCCTCGTGTGTTAAAGTAATACGATTTAAATATCTGAATGTTTTTTTACTTTTATTCCAGTTATCAACTGTGCCCTTTACTAGTCCAGTTCTAGATATAGTGTTGAATTTTTCTTCAATAGCGTATGTAGCTTTGAAATCAAAATCAATAAACTCGACTGGCTGAATGTATTCTTTTGCAGAACCAATATTTGAATGAGCATCTGATTTGCGGTCCATAGAAACGCTTCTACTATATAAGGGGTCATTGAGTATGCTAAGAATATCGTTTCCTTTACAATAGTGTTGGATTGCAGGCATACCTGCAATTTCTGTTCGGATATTGTTGCGTTTTATAACATACTCCCCCTTTGCTGGATCTAAATACTCGGTTTGCATTTTCAGTAAATATTCCCCATCCATATTTTTGCTTGTAAATCCAAGAGATAGTAACTGTTTAATCACGTTATCATAATCTGTACGGTTCAATCGTTTCGAGCCTTTTATCGTATTAAACTTAATTTCAAGCTCGTGATTTTCAGCCATTGTCGAAATATATGGAGAACTTTCCCAAAACATCAAACACATCGCATCAAATTCGCGCTGCGCTTTCGCAGTTAACTCTTTTGCATCTTTCATATTGATATTGTTATGAGAAGTGTTGCGAGTGTAGGGTCTCATTTTGTTATCACGATTATTATATGGACGGTTACTCATTGTATATATATAGTTGTTATATTTATATAATGTTTATTTGTATTGATCACAATTATAATCAATTTGCTATGCTACTGAACTAAACTGTATCTATAATTAATTGATATAATTGTTGTTTTGTCTTTTTATTCGATAACTCTTCTTCAATGTTTACTTTTTTACATATGTCACGCAAATCGCCAACTTTATAGGATGATATACACTTTAATGGACACGAAAATGAATATGCAGGGTAGTGGGTTTCCTTGTAGGCGTTTACCTTCTCGAGTGTAATGTCTAATTCATAACCATATTTTAACGTTGGAACATCAATACGATGTATAACTAAAGGGGGATTCTGATTATCGGGGTCACAGTTCAACTCATAATATTTCTGCTTATGAATATACATAATATTCATATTGTGTGTAATACAAAGAGCAAAAAAGGTCTTGATGTCTATTTGTTTACTATTGACAAGGTCATCCTCAACCGTGTCTTTAATTCCCTTAATTTTATAAATAGTCAATTGTTTTTTATTTTCTCTTATCTTACCTATGCAGTCCATTTTCTTCTCTTTTTCAACTAAAAACTTACGTGTGTCAGTTAGTTCATACGTTTCATTGCCATTTTGGAATATAAAAAACATCCAAAATAGTTGGTCTGTTTCTTTTGGAAAATAAAATCGTTCCTTTTGTCTGCTCATTCTTGTTTGATCTTTCTTCGTATATTCCCACTGTTGTGGATTTGTATTTACTTGTTTTTTCATGTTATTAACCTTGTGGACAACAGAATTATTTAACTCTGTATCCATTTTAGTTATCAGCTTACTGTCTAACATATAATGATGCAGACCTGCAACCAAATCATTATATCTTGTCGTCATTTGTGTTTACCTATAATAACAGTACACACAGCGTTTCTTTAATATGTTTTGTCAATGTATTTCCCGTGGATGTCATTCTGCAACTCTTCCATCTCTATTAACGATTTTTCTTGCTTTGAAATGTGATCAATAAATTCTTCGACCTCTTTCAATACATTATCTTCTACATCTGTAACATTAATATGTATTCCATATTTATTTTCGTTGATTATTTCTTTGTTATGTTTATGAAAAATGCGTAAGGCTTCAACCTGGTTAATTTTTGTCATACTCTCGAGTTTTGCACACAATTGTTTAAGATCATCAGGAGAATAACCATTCACATTGGTTTCATATATTATTTGTTCTTGTTCCATCATAGTTAGGTTCTACTTCTCAATTACATCATATGTATTTGTTTAAGTTCTAACCTTTAATATTATGATAATCACATTTTATTTGAAATCTCTGCAATTACAGAGATTTGACTGTCGTTCAACTCATATCTACTACCAATAACCTTTGTTAAGATAGTATCTCCCTCTTTAATACTGTTAAAGTTATCATTATCATAATAATGATCACGAGCAATAAATACAACTACGGGGGACGGTGTTTCTTTTGCATGCGCTCTGATACCAGCTTTTGTGATATTAGATGCAATACATTTTATAAACATTCCTTCTACGGGTGTGCAAATGTCACAATCAAATACTACAGTAAACGATATAGTATCCCCAGATTGTTTCCCTGCAGAGTATGATATAATGTTCACAGAACCTGTCCTGATGTAGCCTTCTACGCTGCACCGTCCTTCATGTTTATTTCTGATGACTGTACTAAACGTTTGCGTGATATTCTTGCCAACATTTAGAATAGATAAATCAATTTGTCGAGATATAATACTTTTTGAAAATAACATGCTCTCTACGTTTATAATAGACTTTGTTCGTTTAGATTTTGTTTTCTTCTGCGTTGGTCCAGACATACTCGACTTAATACTATTATATTGTATATAGTTAATAATTAGATATAGATCAATTTATATGTTTTTAACATATATTTATATTTTCAATAATATTGTTTAATTTTTTTATAAACTCGGCTTTTGATATAGATTTCGGACCGACTGTGTTATTGGTTTCGTATTCTACATTATTTAATAATTCGGTTATTAATGGAACTTTTGTATTCAGATTTTCATTTGTAATTTGTACAAAATAATGAGACTGCTCACTTTTATTTATTGTATCCATGTCAGCTTTTCCTGCTAAACCACCTACACGACGAAGAGAGATAGTTGGGGATTTATCCTTTTTTACAAAGTTATATCCAATTGGGTCAATGTTTGCTTCGACAAACCTGTTTGTACTCTTTTTCTCCCATATTTGAAATACACATGGACTATCGTGATCTTGTCCATTTACTGTAAATGATTTATCTGGTAAATCACATTCAAATATGAGATGAAATGATAGTGGGAATGATCTTCGCATACTTTCTTTTTTGAAACTTTTTGGAAGAATAAAGGATATTGTTTTTGAAAAGGTTGCAGCATGCTTTATAAACTTTATTGCCATAGACGACTGTCTTCCAAATGGAGGATTTCCAATTGTGTGTATAGTTAATGTTGATATATCTCGACCAGGTTGGATAGTTTGAGGTGTTACTTGTAAAAAGTCTAATGTTGTTACGATATCACTATCTGGTTTGATATCGAATAATCGAATATTTTTACATATCTTTAATAATGCATTGTAAAAAACGCCATTCCCCGCACTTGGCTCAACTACAATGTCCTTTGTTTTGGTTATTTTAATATGTTGTTTCACATAATTAACACACAAGTCCACTATTTCTTCTTTTGTGTAATATTTATCTATCGGATTTCTTGTTAAACCAGTTGATTGAAGTTCAGTAGAAATAGTATGTTGGGCTTCCATATTATTCTATCTTACAAATACAAATATATATACATCACTATTTGTATTTGTTAAAATGTACGTGAATTATATAGTTTATTCACCAACTTAATTTACTTGTAATACTGTCCTTAACATAGTCTGTTCTTCGTAGGTGAAAAACCAATGTTTATCAGTCTTTTTAATATGTTCGTAGTATCTAGTTATGAACTCTACGAAAATACACAACTCCTTCATTCCAAACCCCTTGTCTTTTCCTTCTATTTTTAATGAATGTAATTCTTCATCAATTGTATCTTCATCTGGTTCTTCGTATCCCTGTTTGATAATATCTCTAAGGAGTGCCTGTTTTTTGGTTTTATTGGCAGTATCAACACATTTGTAACCAGTGCTTCTACTGTTTGAAAGATCTTTTACCTTATAATCTGCCACATTCACATCTGTTTTTCCATAGGACATAAAACCAAATATTTTATGAACATTTTCCTTATTAATTACACCCTTTACGTTTTCATCAATATACTTTTGTATGTCTTTTTTGTCTTCAGTTTCTGCTAATTTCCATTCCTTCTTCTCATATTTAACATAAAATACACCATTATCTTTGTTTGTTTTAACGCTTGGATCATAGAACAAAAAAGCAGAAAGTGGTTGATTTATAGAGTTAGTAGTTTTAATCATATATGTTGTATAATATTTTTTGACATTGTTAACAATACCGTCGTCATCGTTATCAAGTGTTATATCATCTCCAGTAAATAATGACAAGAATAAATCTATTTTATCTCTCATGGAAATGTTATCAACTAAATGGGCGACAACTAAATATTTTAATATATCATCAGCAGATAACTCTTGAGTATCTTGAACAAAACCAGTCGTTTTCATGTTTCGCAATGATGCTCCGACATGTTTGTATATGTTATCTTTCGGCTTGGGAATAGTACTACTATTGTAATACTTATCAAACTCTTTGTATGTGTTTTGCATTTCAACCAGAATATTCATAGCCTTTGCATTTCTTTCATTGTCTGTTTCCATATGTTCTTTCTCTCTTTTATCCGATTGTTGTATTTGCGTTTGTTTTTGTAAACGTTCCTCCTGTATAATAGATGGTATTTCCATCTTTATTTTAATTTTCTCATTTTTGTAATTCAAAGGTGTGCTTCTTTCAAATAACGATATTTCGGGGTTCATAAGTTCGACAGGTTGAAACATGTAGTAGTCGCCTATATTTATAAGTCGCCCACTTCTTCCATACATATCGGTAAGGTATTCTGTTTCGTTTTGAATTAAGTTTGTCAAAGAACTATATATCTGTGAAGAAGGGTACGTTTTTGGATAATTAACCATGATTATCAAATCTTCCTTGGTATAGAAATATTTTTGTCTAAACAAGTCTTTTATTTTTCCTGTTATCTTTTGACTATTTATCATAATAAACTTTTCGTCATACGTACTTTTGTTAATATCGATACCTTCAATGCTAGATACATTTTTCGTGTTTACACATTTATATTGACCATCTTGCATAAAATCATTTATCATAGTAAAACTACGATCGCCTATTTCATACTGGTCAATCTCGTTTCCATCTGATAACACTTGGCGTGTCTTCTGGTTCATTGTATCTAGATTAAAATTAGTCTGTGAATGATTAAGAAAGCAATCAACTGATACCTCTTTCAACAGCCTGGTTACATTACCAACTAGGAGTGCTTTATACTCAGCACTTCTATAAACAGATACATCTGCTGCTTCTCTCTCCGTGTTTTCAAGAATAGTTGCATACATAAATATTTGTACATTTCGTTCACTGTATTGTAGCAAACGATGACTATTGTTTCTAACTGCGCGCCCTATTGTTTGTTCAAGTCTACTTAAATTATACCAAGGCTCTAAAATATGTACTTGTCTAATAAACTTCAAATCTACGCCCTCTGATCCTGCCATAGAAATCAATATTACTTTCACATTCTGTCCTTCTTTATTTTCATCTTCTGTTGCTGCAATGATTTCACTTATGTTATTTGGAGACAAACGTTTGTCTCCAGTAATCATAATATATTTTGCTGGATGCCCAGAACCTCTTTTTTGGAGGGGTTCCATTGATTTGTAATCAACTGGTGGTGTTGGGGGTGCTTTGAATAATGATCGCTTTTTATCCCCATAGCGTGTTATACCCATAGACTCCAGTGCTAAAACCATAGGGATTAATCCTCCATCCAGATATTGAGAATATATAAGTATTACCCCCTTAGACTTGTGAATACTATCACAAATGTGTTTCATTTTTGGACTATAACTTCCGATTTTGTCTCGATTAAAAAAGTTTGCGTGTTCACCTTTTTTCACCCATGGCTTATATTCAAACATACCTTTCAGCATATTATCCGAACTTCTCTCATCAACATAATCCATAACAGATTGTAGTCCTTTTGTGCCAATTGTCTGTTTAATTTGAATATTTCCTCGAACAATAGATTGTTCTATATTTTGGTCTGAGGATAGATACTCGTTATTTATAGGAAATGTTATATTTAAACTCTGGATAGGCTCTTGAAGTTTTGTGTAACTAAGTTTGGCCTCTACCTCTTTTTCAGGTCCTACTTCAGAATTATGCGAGTTTATAATTCCATTATAGATCATTTTTTGATAATCTCCTACTTTGACTAAAAATAAGTTATGTTTTGTGACAGTATCTATCTTGTTCTCAACAAGTTTACCACCAATAACATTCTCTTTTGGAACTGTATTTTTATCAAATGTATTTTCTGGAGAAAATATATCTGGGTATATCCGATATGGGAATGTATACGGGTTTTCACCTCTAACAAACGACACATAACCAGTTGTTTTACGTATTAAAACGTCTCTTCCCGTTTCGTCTTCTCCTTTTTCCGCTTTTCTGAAGTTTCCATTAGAATCGAACACATCATTCACTTTAATAAGACCTCTACGATCGTTCATGTTCATAAGATTAATCAACCAAATGATCTCTTTATAGTTATCAAACATTGGAGTTCCTGATAAGAAAAGAAGTCTCATGTTTGATGCACTTTTTACTAAAAATGTAAGTTGGGTTGCGATACGCTTGTGTTCATTTTCATCTGAGTTACGTATATTGTGAACCTCATCAATACAAATTAATCTATTATCAAACTCAAGTTTCAAGTTGCGTTTCATTCTTGCCGTTTTCTGATTTGAATTCCAGTTTTTAAAGTCTACATTCGCAACTTGTTTTTTTTCTATGTAGTTGGCAAACTCTCGATAACCCATAAACTCATAAGAACTGTTTATTATTTTATTAATTTTCGATACCATTTTGTCTTTTGGAATATTTTTCGTGTGTGTAGGATTTACTTCATTTATTAGCTTATTACCAATACAATTATTAATGCCCCATTCACCATTAACAAGTTTCATAATATTAGAGTTAAACAATTGAAGCTTGAAATTGTCTTGGACTGTGGGTGATGCAACTATAATTATCTTTGCATTTGTATTTGTTTGTTTTATATAGTCACGATGCTCCTCACATATACCAATAGCAGAACATGTTTTACCTGTGCCAAGACCATGAAACAATAAAAGACTATTGTATGGTGTCTGTGAAGACAGATAATTCTTTACAAAGTTTTGATGAGGACTAAGCTCAAATTCGAGATTTGACAAAAGATTTGCCCTCTCTTCTACGTCATATATTTCACCCTCATATTGGGTATCATTGAACTCCTGGCGTGTAGCTATTTTTAATGAAAAATTGGGATCATTTAAGGTTGGATATAAACTGTCATCGTCGCCTGCGTCGTTTCTCTCTTTGTATTCTTGGCGTAAAAGAAACTTGTTACATGAATGCGTTGGATCATACACATTTGTATCGAAATCACACTCTGAACTAGGTTGGGTCTTATTTTTCTCCATAGATGTCACACTTATTATACATTACGAATAAAAACTATACTTTTTTAACATTTTATTTACATTAACGAGTATATTCTGTTTTTCTAAATTATAAGGACGTATACTTTGTATGCAGGCTTCCATGGTCATCCATTGCATTCTACTTACTTCTGTTCTCTGGTAATTATTCATATCTAAATCTTGATTTGATGTATATGCCAAATAAAACTTATGTTTGTAAGCTTTAAAGTTCGAACCAACAAAATATTCTTCATATGGAATAATATTTTCTACTAGACGTATGTGTTTTCTAGACATACCAGTCTCTTCTTCAAACTCACGAAATGCGCATTCCATATCGTTCTCTTTATAATTTCTTCTTCCTTTTGGAAACTCCCATTCCTGTTCCTTCCAATTTGTTGAACTTCTAGATACAATATCATTCAACGTAACAGATGTATCATTAACCATAATTCCTGATTTAAGAGCTTCAAACTTTTTAGAAGAAGAGGTTTCTTCTGAACGATACAATGGAGTGCTGTGTACTCCCCATAACTCTTTCCATAAAATTTCGAATGGTTTATTTATAATTCGGTTTTTTTCCTCTACAGACATTTCATCAATACATTTTTGTATTTGAAAAATATTAGAAAGAGAATATTTGCCTCGTATAAAATCAATATAACCAAACGAATCCTTGCGGCGAATCATTAAAAACTCCGGTTCAGTTATAAACCTAAACAATATAATACCATAGCTTGTAATTGGAAGTTTACACTGATAAAAAAGATGTCCAATCTTACCACAATTGCTACAGCTTGTAGATTGGTTACTGTTCATATCTTCGTGAAAGAAATCTAAGTGTATTTTCTTTGAACTATCTTTACTATTATTCTTATCTAAAGAACCAAACCCATTTGTATTATCCATAATCATTTAACGTATATATTTATGTTTAACTCAATATGTTTAAACATAAATCTTATAATGTTAATACTATGTAATGAAACTAGACTCAAATATATGGGGGCCACAATATTGGTTTTTCTTACATACTACTGCTTTAAGTTATCCAGTTACACCAAATGATACTATAAAAAAGAAGTATTATGATTTCATACATAACTTTCCATTATTTATGCCAGATCAAAAAATTGCAGCATCGTTTAATGATTTATTAGAAACATATCCGGTTTCACCATATTTAGATAATAAAGATTCACTAGTAAGGTGGACACATTTTATTCATAATAAAATAAATAAAAAATTAGAGAAGGATCAAATATCAATTGGAAAGTTTTACACAGAATATTACAAACAATATGAGACTATAACAGAAAAACAAATAACACACATTAAAACCAAAAAACACATTGTGTATGCTGTGTTAGTATCGGTGTTATTGGTTATTGTATTTGTTTTCTATCAAAACTAAATGAAGATTATAATATACTTATATTATAGTAACAAAGAATGAATGGGGGAGTTGTAATAGGTTCAGGTGGGTTTGGGTGTGTTTTTAAACCATCCCTTCAGTGTGCCGATAATGACAATGATAATAAGTCAAAAAGTAAATACATTACTAAGGTTATGTTAAAAGACAATGCAGAAGAAGAATACAATATTATAAACAAGTTTCAATCTATTTTAAAAAAAGTGAAAAATTATGACAATTATTTCTTATTGAAAAATGTAACCAAATGTGCGAGGTTAAAACCATTGACAAGAAAGGATCTAAAAGGCTATTCCAAAAGGTGTTCTTCACTTATAAGAAAGAATATTACTTCAAAAAATATTAACAAATCGTTAGACAAGTTGTCTGCAATAAGCATGCCACATGGAGGAAACGATATGTCTACATATTCTGTGACAAATATAAACAATTATAATGTCATGACAAAGTTTTTCAACCAATTATCAGTATTGTTAAGTAAAGGTATTGTAAAAATGAATAAATTACGTGTTTATCATGGTGACATAAAATCTTCAAATATTCTTGTAAAAGATTGCTCATCACGATTAATAGATTGGGGTCTAGCATTTTATCACAACAAGAAAAATGGGAGTGTTCACAGTGATGCAAAAGATAGACCATTCCAGTTTAATGTGCCGCCATCGTGTGTTCTTTTCAATAGCACATTCAAGGTCGTATATGAGGATTTTATATCTCAATACGGAAATAAAGACAAAAGCAATGAAGAGTTTGTAAAAGACTATATAGACGAATGGAATAAAGAGAGAGGAACTGGTTCATTAGACATTCTTAATTATGTTTATGCCGGTCTGGTTCCTGATAAAAAGATGAAGATAACAGATAAACACACCGAACCTGTTATAATTACATACATAAGTAACATCCTTGATAAGTACACAATAAATGGCGAGTTCAAAGAAGATAAATATTATAATGAGGTTTATTTGAAAAATCTAGACCTCTGGGGAACCGTAATGTCGTGTGTGAATATTTTTGACTTGATGAATAACAGTAAAGACACATTGAATACTATTGAAATTGTGATACTAGAACAGATACGTAACATGTTTAAATATACAATTGAGAATGATAATACTGCTATGAACCCGGCAGTAATTGAAAATTACATGAAAGAAATATCAGAACTTTACTCTACTATCGAATTAAAGGATCTCGTGGATAATACGAAACATAAAAAGGAAAATACTCATCGCATCAAAAGATCTTCTACAAAGAAAAGTAAAACAAGAAATTCAAGGAAAACGAAAACAACTAAGTCTTCGCAAAATACTCGTAAAATAGGGAAGAAATATTTTTAATATCGACACAATATATGAGGATTGAATTAGTCATTATACTTGTAACAGCATTTTTAGTGTTCAACACATACCACGATGGTAAATATACGGCGATGTTCTATAAAAATAAAAAGAATATGCAGATAGCATTTTATGCAATTGTGGGTGTTTCTCTCTTCTTGTTAATGAGAAAAGATCCATCAAAAGGAAAGCAACTACTACTTCATGCAAATGAAGCTGTAAAATATATGCCCATTGATAAAACATCTGCGCGCATACTATCTCCAATTCTTGATTTTACCGTAAGAGATACTAATGAAAATACATTTATGGGAAACTTAAATCCACCTGCAAAGATGGATCAACAACGTCTTGAACAAAGAATACTTACGTCTGGACGTTCTCAACAAGGAGGAAATGGAAAGTCTACAAAACGTTCTGTAAGTGAAACAAAGAAGAAATACGTTGCATCTATGCAGAACTGGAAATGTGAAGATTGTAGACAAAAACTAAACGCCTGGTTTGAAGTTGATCATAAAACAAGACTAGAATATGGAGGAAGCAATGAAGTTGATAATTTAGTTGCATTGTGTAGAAACTGTCACGGGAAAAAGACTGCATTTGAAAACATGTAATGATTGACACCTGTGTTCGTGTATTATATACATTTTAATGTAGATGTATATTATATGGAACAACCTATGAATGAGAATAATGTAACTCCTCCACAAGCATCGAGTGGAGAGGATAGTATCCTTGTGAATACTATTGACAAACTAAGTAATTCCAGCGTTTATGCTTTTATTGCTATGTTTGTTATCATACTTACTATTTTTTTATGCATGATCTTATTTACAAAACCGGGGTTTACTTTAAACCTAAGTTGGCTTGAATCAATAGGTCTAAGCATAAACACTACTTTACTAAGTGTAATAGGTACAACGCTTATATTTATTTCTATTATAGCAATTCTATTACTTCTATACACAAAAACATTCAGGGCGATTTTTCAAATATTAGACAAACTAGTATGGGTATTTACATTACTCATCTTTATACTGGGTTTAGCCTTGTTTTTTATATACATCAAAAAGGAAGTGCTTGACCATTACAAGTATCTTATATTGATCATTGTATTAGGTATAGGATCAAAATTATTCTATAACGCACTACAACAATCAGATGAAGAACAGTTTAGACCAAATCTTCAAGTAGAAAAGATCCGCTTCTCTCTTGTGTATTTTGCGTTCTTTATCTTCGCAATATTATTATTTGTTACTGATCTAGGAGGACTTAGAACAAACTACGCTGGACAATCTTTTGTATTTACTATAGTATTGTTGGGAATGGGTCTTGTATATTTATTAAACTTATTGAGTTTCCCTATTGGGACCGATAATAAAAATAAGTCAATGATTTCAGGTGTTACCATGTTTGGGTGGGTTCATGTCGGACTATTCCTTTTGACTATTATTGGGTTTTTTGTAGGCATTTTTAATAACAAAAAAAAGTTTGTAGGTTCAGATGGTAAGTTTTCGTTGAAAAATGTAAACTTTGCAACAGTCTGTACCATGTTTACTATTATCATGGTTTTATGGATAGCATTCTTTGTCGTTAGATCAACAAATGCTCCAGACGATAATCTTACAGGTTCTCAACAAGCAAAACTGACCAATGTTAGTAGTATTGCACAACAGGCAATTAATGTTGTTCTCGGTATTACACTTTTAGGCGTGATTATTGGATGGTCCATCACATTAGCAGAAAACTATAAAAAAGATAAAAACACGATGGCACTAATTGTTAACATAACAACTATCTTAGTCATAGTTTATTTTTCATATAAGTTTTTAAAGAACTCGACACAATTTCAAAAATCTCCATACTATAAACTTATTGTAAACCTTATATTTTACATACCATGTCTCGTATATGAACTCATTGCATGGGTGTTCTTAAAAATAGGTATAAAATTACCATCACTTGATGAACTTATATCCGGAGTAAAGGGAACAAACATAGGAAGTAAAAATGATTTGATTATGCTTTTAATTGTCATATTTATTAACATCATTTATTTCTTTATTTTTCCATACACAGTGAATAAGTTTGCCAAACAAGGTGGTAATGTATTGCGTTTGATGCCGGTTTCTTTGTCAGACCCACAAACTCTTGGCACATATTTCAAACTTAATGGAATAGAAGTTCCAAAAGGTAAACCAGTTCAAGAAGTTGGAATACATAATTATAGATATGCTATCTCCTTCTGGGTGTATCTTCCGTCGCTTCAGCAATCAAATAATAATGAATATTTAACAATACTCAATTACGAAGAAATACCTCACGTGAAATGGAACACTAAAAAGTCAGAACTGATTATTACAGTGAAAGCACCAAATAAGTTCAGTAAAAATGATCTCAGGTATCCTGAAGAACTAGATACAGAAGGAAATATCATTTTATATAAGAGTAAAGCCTTCAAAACACAAGTATGGAATAATATTGTTCTCAACTTTGACGGCGGCACAATGGATATTTTTATAAATGGAGAATTAGTAAAAAATAGAAGACACGTTGTTCCAGAAGTTACATATGGAACACTTGTTTGCGGATCACCTGAATTAGCTGGAAAAATATGTAACATCATTTACTTTAATTTTGCGTTAACGATGAAAAAGATCCATTATTTATATAATTTAGTGAAGTTTAATGATCCCCCTATACCACTGAATACGTCATTGGGAACCACCGAACAATCCATCTATAGTGCGGTTGGTAAAGACAATAAGAAAACTATCATACCTATCAATCTTGAAACGGATATACTCGATAACATCTCCTTTGATGATCCGGTTGAAGAGACAGATAAACTTACATCTGCACGTTTCCAGAACTACTTATCACTTGGTTGGTATTTCAAACAAAACAAAGACGGTAATAATAGTATTTCTTCGGGAGGTATGGGTGATTCAAATCAAGGTTCTAGTTGCCAAAAACAATCACAGACAGCTGTTTCCTCCCCATTTTCCGAAAGTAGTAATAGTCCGCCATCTGGAGGAACTATGAAGATAAAGTAAGATAGTTTACACTATCAATGAGATATTCTGGTTTAGACCACATAATATAATATTATTCTATTATATATCATATTATGGACATTACTGGCATTTTAGTAATAATTTTAGTTGTATTGCTTCTTTACGTTCTTGTAAAATATGCAATGAGCGGATCTCAAGTAAAAACTGGAATAGAGAGTGCATTAACTCAACATACTATTAAGGCAGAATCATTAACTACAAGTTCGGCCGGAGCATCAAACTTCAGCCATTGCATATGGTTCACAGTTCAAGACTGGAACTATAACTATGGGGTTTACAAACCCTTGCTGGTAAGAGCGCCTGGATCTGCTGGTGCATCAGATCTTGTTCCTGGTCTTAGTGCCAAGAATGTTTGCCCTGCAGTTATTTTAGGATCTCAAAATAACAATATGGAAGTATGGCAAACAATTATGGATGACGGAAATCCAGTTACACCTGGTTCAAGCACTCAAGTGATAGACAATATCCGTTACCATAAATGCACCGTAACAAATGTGCCTATTCAAAAATGGTGTTTCTTTGTTGTTAGCTTTTATGGACGCACATGTGATCTCTATCTTGATGGTAAACTTATCAAAACATGTGTTATGGATGGTATTGCTAAGGTAGACAAGGATTCTGATATGTTCGTCACTCCTGGTATTCAGACAGGAAAGGGATCATTCCAGGGATATACATCTAACTACACATTCATACCTAGATCTATTAACCCACAAGAAGCATATGATCTATACAAGAAGGGGTTCGGCGGAAACTGGCTCACCAACTTGTTGAACATGCAAGTTACGGTTACCTTATCCAAGAATGGACAAGTTCAGAAAGAATACACACTTTAAATCTAATAAATATTTAGATGATAACAATGTTACTTGTAAACAAACAAGTTAACGAAAATTAATAAACATATAATATAATATTGTTATTATACTATATATAACCATGTTTAACAATAATGAAACAAGCGCCTCAAAATTAACAGGCGGACTTAAAGACTTCATGGCGTCTAATTCACTCATTGCAAAGTTTGCGTTTATATTGCTTGTATTATTGGTATTTGTCATTATTCTTAGATTAGGTGTAGGAGTTATGTCAGCATACTTTAGTCCAACTGGATCCCCTAGATTATTTGTAGGAATGTACCCCGGAAAGAATGCAAAAACATTTTCACAGTCTCCTCTTGATTCTACCAAATCAGATTCTTCCAGCACAATCATTAGATCAACTAACGAACGTGGAGGCATCGAATTTACATGGAGCCTATGGACTTTCCTTGAAGCAGATCCTACAGCTACAACATTTAGACACATATTTTCCAAAGGAAACCCTCAGCAATATTCTAACAAATATGAGGAAGGTCAATCAAAACCTCCTAGCAATGGTTTAATGTTTCCCAATAATGCCCCAGGACTATATGTTACACCTGGTAAAAACGAACTATTGTTGATCATGAACACTTTTGATTCCACAGATGAAGAGGTTGTAATTGATAATATGCCCTTTAATAAATGGGTAAGTGTAATCATACGAGTTAAGGATAAAAACCTTGATATATTTATTAATGGTATCATTACCAAAAACCTTCAGTTTTCAAGCCCACCTCGTCAAAACTATGAGAACGTTCAGCTTCACTTAAATGGAGGATATAACGGATATACATCCAATCTATGGTATTATAACTATGCTCTTGGAACAAACGCTATTAACTCTCTTGTTTACTGGGGACCCAACACTAAGTTGGCTGAAAATAATGGTCTTGGTGATACCAATAGTGATTACTTATCCAGTAAATGGTATTTTGGAGGACAAGGTGATATGTTTAATCCAACGGGAGATCGTGGTTCAGCACTATAAATTAGATTTACAATAAACCGACATTTTGAATAATCAACTTAAAAATAATGCGATGAGATACACGTATTATTTTTACGACACATATAGTATGACAACACTGTTTAACGAGTTTGATTATCTTTTAAAACCCAATGAGAACCCAGATAATATTTCAGGAACCCTAACTGGAGCTGATGGGAAACCATATTATAGAGAATATAGTTTTATAGACAGACCGTTTGATTATAGTTCACTCAGAGAACAACAATTAAACCTACGAAATGAAATATTGGATTACAAAAACAAAGAAGAAGTATACACAAAAGCTCAAAGATATGCAAATAAAGTTCGTGGAATAACGATGCATAGAAATAGAACATTCGCAAGCAAAGGAGACAGTAATAATAGATCAAATCCTAACACGAAAAATTATTTGCGAATAGATGCAAATAAAAATATTATTAATGAAACTACAAAATATGTCATACCAGATATAGCAAGTACATTACCCTACATAAACCAGATAGGAACAGGAACAACATACAACACACAAGATATAATAGACATAAGCTATAATTCAGGTAAACTAGACAAAACTACAATCGTTATGCCAATAGTTCAAAATGATGATATACCGGCTGAAGATGAGATAGCAGACGGCGGAGTTCTTTATGCTGGCACAAATTTCAGTGATCCTTCTGATCATGCAAAAGTTGATCCTAGTCTATATAAGTTTAGTCAACAGGCTATTGTTTCAAGCGAGTTTGCAAATAAGTTCAATATAAATCTTGAACATACATACAGAAAAGAAGAACTTGAACAAATTACGGGGAAAACGTTTCTTGAACTCTATCCGGATTACCCATCATGGACGCAACGCCAGATGCAAGGATCAGTCGTTTCATTTTCATCAGTGGATGGAAAGCCTGGCGATTTTCTTCCAAGTATGTATAATTCAACAACTTATAAGTATGATAATGTGAATAATCAGTATATCAGTGAATATATAAGAATTAATATATTTGTTTCAGAAGATTATCCTTTTGCAAACGGTATTGATAACGGAACTGAAGTAGGAAGTAATCTGAGACTACATACATTTCATTTCGACTGATCCGGATCCTTGAGGAAGTTTGTAATAAATCGGTAATAATACAATTAAATCTTATTTATATTTGTATTATTATGAGTAAGCAGAAGGGTTCATACATTTTTCATTTGTATCAAATATATCACCAGACATACAGTTAGAAGAATCATTCACAGAGGCACAACTTCTATTTCCGTTATATTCGCCTATATAACAAAACCCAATAGATGATCCTCCAGTACTCTTAGAATTAGTCTCAGTTGGTTCTGGACCAGAGTAATCGATGTCTCTTGGAGGTTGTTGTTGATTAGTTGTTGCAGTTGCAGCAGGTCTATCTATCTTTTTCTGTAAACTGTTTTGTGTAGGTTGTTTTGAAGTTTCATCTTCGACATCACTATCTACTTCTTCTGCACCTTTTGTTGTGTTAGAACTCTTATTATCTTGATTTCCTTTCACAATATCATCAGGAATAGATGTTGCAGATTTCACAGTCTCTCCAGACACTTCTACTACACCCTTACCTCCAACTTCATAACTATTCATCAAGTTATTAAAAAAGGTTTTAATTTCACCGGTTACAGAACTCATACCAGAAAAAAGTTCTTCCCAAAACAATGCTTTCCCGGTGGTAGCGTACATATAAATATTTCCAGCAACAAAGATAAATAAAACCAAACATATAACTCCTAGTAATAACGAAGAGCTCCAAAAACTACCTTCTGTTTGTCCAGTTGAACTGCTAGATGAAAACAATGATGAAACACTTCCATTGCTACTAGAAGGGGAAGATACTGATGATAGCGAACTTCCAAGTGAGCTAGTAGCAGATGAATTGGAAGCTATTGTGCTTGATGCAGCAGTACTAGCAGTTTCACCTATAGACTGACCAATAGATGATGCAGCAGAGGTTGTACTTGATGCAAGACTTCTAGTAGAGTCTCCAATTGACGAAATACCAGAACTAATATTACTAGATACTGAATCTGATGTACTCATTTGAACCTTATATAAATTCTATTAGATTATTATTATTTATGTAATCACGCACTGGTGATGTAAAGTATCCTAAACACGAGGTAAAAAATCTGTTGAAAACAGATCATTTGTTACATCTTTTATTTCATCCTTTTTTACGTTTGTTTTTTTAGATCGTATTTTAGGCCGAGGTTCTGGTGTATCAGTGATATTCATATATAACCCCTGCTGTTCAGAAGTATCCTGTTTTGATGCAGCCTCCTTCTCTTCTTTCTCCTTAACTTGTTCTTGTTTAATGCGATTTCCATGTTCCTTAACTTGAGCAAATACTCCATGCATTTGTGAAAGAACACAAGAGAGAATTTTTTTGTCTTTTATAATTTCATGTTCACTAAATATGATATTTGTGGTTAAAATCGAAATAGCAAAGTAAACAACAACACGTCTTTTTGTATTGCATCCATCCGTGTACCGTAACGAAAAAATCTGAAAAAGGCTATTTATAATTTTTTCGTGCATTTTTCCTCGTTTTGTAGATATATCTTTCAGTAAAATCCATACTAACCAGACTGGATTTGTCGACCATTTATCATCAACAAGGATTGTCTCTATTTCACTACGTTTTGCTATTCTACAAATTTGCTTATTTTTTTTACATAATTTTGAATATTCCACTATCCATTCATACCAATAATATGCCCTCATTGTATTTGCTTCCTTTTCAGATAAGTTAAAAGCTAGTTCATTAATAGCAATCATAAGCTCTTTGGGGTCATCTTCACTTAAAATCTTTTCTCCGAAGCTGAGATCTGGTGCGTGTAAAAGATCCTTAAAGTTTAACATATTAAAATCATCTTGTTTTACTTTCACTGCCTGAAGAGTGTATTTTTTGGATGACAAAGTTAGTATAACAACCAATTCTATAAACAGTGAACGAAACCCAGGATCATTTCTAAAATCAATCTGTTCTTGGTCCGTTTCTGTCTCATTCATGTTTTCACGAAACCTAGTTATTTTACTTGCCATATAGATAGATAGTTTAGGGTTAGAGATATGAATGTATTTGCAATAAAACTGTATCAACGTTTCCCATAATTCCATATAGTGACCCGAACACATAAGTTCGGCACACCAGTAACACGCATTCTCTAATTTTTCATGCATCATTGCATCTGCAAGACGCTGAACTACTATGGAACATTTAAATCCAGAGTATGTTATCGCTTTGAAATCTGAACCTCTTCTTGTATCGTCAAACAATGATTTTTCCATTGTACTTATATTTTTGTATTGTAGTACAACAAAAAAAATCACATTATTACATATAGACAAAATAAGAAAATATGGATCATTTTTGTAAAACAATTAAGAGGGGTTATGGATCTATTAATAAATTAACTGTTTGGGCTAAAATTACAATTGGTATCATCTTAGTTCTCATATTATTTCGGCATATTAACTCAAAATCTTCAAGATTGGAAGCATTCACAACAGAAGAAAAGTTTGAATTAAAACAGGGTAAGAATATTTATGATAACTTTTATGCAAACGTGTATGATTCACTAACATATACTCATTCTAAAAATGAGTTTGAGATCGAAAAAATCGTCAAGTATACAGAACCTACAAGTAAGAGTATTATTTTAGACATTGGTTCAGGAACAGGACACCATGTAAAACAATTAAAAGATGCAGGAGTACCAAATGTTACTGGCGTTGATAACTCGGAAGAAATGGTAAAGAAGGCAAAAGAACTTAATCCGAAAAATAAATATGTTCTAGGAGATGTATTAAAACCGTCCCTATTTAGTAATAATAAGTTTACACATATAACATGCTTATATTTTACAATGTATTACTTTCAAAACAAACGTGCTTTTCTGACTAACTGTTTTAACTGGTTAATGCCCGGTGGAAAATTAACTATTCATTTAGTTGATAAAGCTATGTTTGATCCTATACTTCCTCCCGCAAATCCTCTACTTGTTGTATCGCCGCAAAGATATGCAAAAAATAGAATTACCCATAGTAATATTGTTTTTGACGAGTTTAAATATGGTTCAAACTTTGAGGTTGACAAAAACAGCGACAATGCACTCTTCGTAGAAAAGTTCACAACAAGAAAAGAGGGTAAATTATTTAGGAAGAATAAGCACGAATTATATATGAATGGTATACCTGATATCTTAGCTATTGCAAGAAAGGTTGGATTTATTGAATTACAAAAGATAGATATGGTACGTGCAGAATATGAATATCAATATTTATATGTTCTTCAAAAGCCAGAATAATTTTATTTTAGAGACATAGTGTATAATGACAGAAGTACAAGGATATTCTGCCGGAAGTGCCGCTGATAATGCCGCCTCTTTAACTGGTGGTCGCCGCCATCGCCGTGGAGGCTCCCTTGCTCGTCGTGCTGGAAAGCACCACGGAGGTAAGAAGAGTCGCAGCCGCAATGCCAAGAAGAGCCACAAGAAGAAGTCTGCCAAGAAGGGACGCAAGAGCCGCAAGGCAAAGAAGAGCCGCAAGCATTAAGTGCAGGATTTTATAAAATAGTTTAAAGATGTATAGATGTCTATACCTCTTTAAATCTTTAGTTTAGCAACGTAAAATGAAAAGATAAATATTATAAGCGTTTACTAATAACATCGCTTATGATAGCATTATATATTTTATCAACGATTGTCATAATTTCTATTGTGCTTACTGTTTTTATTAAGGTAAAGTATCCATTCTGGTCATCACAACCCGTTTTCCATGTATATGATCTTTCGTATTATATACGCCCTGTAGGAATTATACAAAATGGATTACCAGAACAGAATAAATACTACAATAAAACTATTGATATCAAAAAAATAGAAGGGGATAGTCTTCCTTACTTAGAAACAACGATAACATCCTTCATTCAAACTCATTATTTAAAAACAACTGATGCCTCTTTTTTTCCAAAAAAAGAAAACATTATTCCTTATTTCACTGGCCACTTACGACCATGTCATTTATCTAGCTGGACAACACAAAATCCTCTACTACACAACACATCTGGAAAGGTTACCCTCAGAGATGAACTAAAAGGATGCATGACTACACGACCTTTATACGCAGATATATTTGCATCAATTGGAACGAAAACTGTCCCAAGTTTTGAATTAAATTATGTTGATTACTTGTGTGTAAACTCTGCATATAGAAAACAAGGAGTAGCGCCTGAGATCATTTACACACACAATTATTCTATTCAAAGAGAAAAACATAGAATACCCATTTCATTGTTTAAGAGAGAAGACGAAGTCACGGGTATTGTTCCTCTTTGTTTTTATAGAACAACTACATTTGATATGAATACATGGACAACCTTGTCCGAAATACCTGCCAACAGAGGTACAGTTATGAATTGCGATTCAAGTAAATACTCGCATATTCATGACTTCATACAAGAGAAAAAGAAGCTATTTCAACTGGCTATAATACCCTCAATTGGAAATATAATAGCTTTGATGGAGAGCAAAAATATATATGTTTACATGTTACTTGATGAAAAACAAACCATTCAAGCCGTATATTTTTTTAGAAACAATACTATGAAATATGAAAATGGTGAAAACAGTTTGTCTCTTATTGCTAGCATACGTGTGCCCAATCTTCCAGATGATATATTTTCGTATTCATGCAAACTTTCTATTACAAAGATTGTGAAAAAATATGAGAAAATATGTAATTACGCATATTTTTCTATTGAAAACATTTCATCAAATGACACTATACTTAAAGACTTGGAAAAAAAGAACATACCAATACATAGTAGTCCTACTGCGTACTTTTTTTATAACTTTGCATGTCCCACGTATCAATCTAATAAAGTTTTTATGTTAAATTAACATATATTTGTATTTTAAATAAAGCACAATGTCACATATACTGAGAACTCTTGAAATCAATAATTCAGTAATAGGTAAAGATATTAAGGTTATATTAAAAAAAAGGATGCTAGACGAAAAAGAAGTAACTGGTAAGTGCTTGTCAATACCTCCACCCGTTATTATTCGCAGTTTATATCAAGATATTTTTCCAACTCTGTCACTTTCTGTGGAAAACAATAATTACGTTGCACACATTTCAATTATAAACATAGAAAATATATATAAAATACGGCTTGATAATACATCTAAGGTTTTAACTACATTAATTTGTAAACACAAAAATATTTCAACCGATGTTTCGAGATATATTACAACATTTATGGAGGGATGGGCTATAGATACCCAATTGTGTTAGATGCTACAAAACTCTAATACAATCTAACAATTCAAACTTCTATACACTTAGGCTTTATACAGACTTAGTGTATAGATCATACCTAATGAACATTATTAACGTGTGTATTTTCCAAGTCGTGTAAAAGAGTCAACAATAAAGATAACAAATATTCCTAAGAAAAGATATAATACTATTTCTTCAGTCACATGAGCAGTCTTATCGTCTTGTTGTTCCTCTAATAAATGGATAACATGGTTAAGTTTATCTATTAATGGGTCGGATCCTGCCATCTTTACAGGAGTATATGCGTTTTGTAAACGTCCTCCGATTGGAACACTTGAATATACCCCACTAGGAGAACCATTTTCTCCAGTTAACTCATCTACATCTACCTCCTCGCCATACATTTTTTTATAATCAGGAATATACTGTCTATATTTATCATAATTTGCAGTGTTGCTTGTGTCGACAGTTCCAATATTAGACTGTTTATCGTAAGAATTACTATATTCTGGACCAGACGTTTCATCTTCATCACTTTCTTCTCTACTTCTAGTCTGCTCTACGCCAGCAGATACTGGAGGAGCAAGAGGCGTAAAATCACCTAATTCAGATGAACCCTCGTTGCTTTCATAATCTTGATTACTATGGATATTTGAAATAATACTGTTCACGTTTTCAGAAGAAATTTTATTCGATCCACCTCTTAACTTAACGGTTCTGTTATTTCGGATTTTTTTTTGACCATTTGATGATTGCTGTAGTTGTATCATAGATTGATCAACATTATCAAATGGAGCGGCATTCATTGCTAAAGACATTATGATAGTAACTTAATAAAAAATGAGATAATAAAATAGTAGAATAACGGAAATGCATTGCATATCGTTATTCTATAAGTAATAATGTAATCTTCCTCCCCATTATGTTTTTTGTTGATCATGTTGCTTTTGTGCTGCATCTCGTGCCTTTTCTAATATTTTTGTAGCAGCAGCGAGTTCATCCTCACTAATTACTCCATCTTGGTTTGTATCAACCATAGAATGGAGAACTCTATATTTTTTGGGTACAACACATAATTTACTTTCTTCGTTAAATAAATACTCGGATAAGATGGTAAATGATAAGGTTAATCCTAATGCAGTGTATATATCTCTTGTTCCCATCCATGCCATAGAAAATATAAACACTGATTTACTCAATCCATTTCTTAAATAAGTTTGTGTTGATTTACTAAACTGAACAGGAACAACTTTTGCACCCAAGTTCAACAATATCATAACAAATCCAGCAAAATATTTACTATTGTTTAACTCAAGTATATATGTATGTATACTTCCTAGAATACGCCCAAGATATCCTGGCTGATCTTGGCCACCAACTAAAAGCCCACCTGGTGTTGGAGTTGGAAAGGGGACGTTATCTAAACCTCCTTTATTTTTTTTTGATGTTCTCTCTTTTTTCATGTTATATGATGTACGTATATACACTATATAAACAAAAAAGTTTATTTTACATTACAAGCCCTAATTTGTTTAAAACTCCTACTTTTACACGTTCAATCACATTATCCTTTGTTTTTTTTGCACGATTTATTACACGTATATACTCTTTCTGTACATCACCTACAGTATTTGCCTTTCTTAAACCCTCTTTTATTTTATCTAGACCACCAAACCCCTCAACTACAACCTTATTCCCAAAATATAACCCGATTGCAAGTGATAATAAAATGATAAGAAATAAAAGTACAAACTCCTGTTTCTTTTTGTCTTTCATATACTAATATATATCAGGTTAATATTTTATTATAAATAATAAAGTATTAGTAACATAATTACTTGTCGTCGCTGTCTTTTTTATCTTCAGGTTTCGTCTCTTTTTCTAAGTCTCTTTTAAATCTTTCTTCGTTTCTAGGGGTAGGGAAGTATGGTCTTCCTAATATTTTTGCCCAGTTCATTTTAATTGCTTGTAGTTTTGTTTCACATGACAATCCTGGTATGTCAGTTTTTTTTATTTCTATGCCTGGTCGTAACGTAAGGTGAACATTCAAGTGAAAAGTCAAATTAGACTGGTCATCGTTAAGAATATCAATCACTTCTTTTGTTATAGGAGCAGGTTGGTATGGAACATTTCGTGAGAACCCACCTAACATATCATCCGTATCAACAGAACCTTGGCTTTCTGTATCACTTAATTCTTCTACCTTTCCACTTTGAATTAAATAACTATCATTCAACTGTAGTTTAAATGCACGATTGTAGATTTCAGAAAACAGATCCTTTTCGGACTTTTTCACAATAACATCTGATATTATCTGGTCTATTACAGAAAACTCGGCATAAAAAGGTTTAAATAGTTTAAACATCCTATCACCCATTCTATCATTTATTTGATTATAAGAAGTATACATAAGGAGATACATATAAAAGGGCATACTGTTTTCAATGTCATCAAACCGAGGAACTTGAATACTCGCATCGCTTGTTATACCTCCTGTTATTTGTTGTTCTTGTAATTTCTTTTCTAGCACAGGTAAAAAGTCTTGTGTAATTCCGTCACGTTTAATAGGAAAGATTGCCTTCTTATAGTTTGTTTTTGTTATTTCACTATATCGTTGATCTGCCCCTCCTCGTTTTTTTCGTGTATTCTTTCCTCCACCAGATTTTGAAATACGCTTTGATATCGTTCGTCTTTTTTTGTAATTTTCTTGTGCATCCTGTTTTTCTTTTGGAAGGAATGCGTTAAATACAACTAAGTTGTAATGACTTTCGTTTTCATAACTTACTGAGATAACATGTTTGTAATCTATAGGGGTTTCTCTGTCTTCGTCGTTTTTTATATCATTCGCTATTCTAAATCCAATATTTCTTTTTCGTATCTTAGAACGTTGATTATCTAAAACCTCTGTTTCTATCTCTTGTTTCAACGAAACCACCTTTAATTTGAATACTTCCTGTATAATCTCCATATCGGTTACTTGGGCATAATATGATGAATCCATAATAATATTCTCCGCTTCTTTGAAATCAACTGGAGATGAAAATGGAAAAATTTTATCAACAGGTTTGTCGATTGGAAAATTACGGTTAAAGTTCATAAACTTAATTTCGTAAGAATGTTGTTTAAACAACGATTCTGCAACATTATATGCCATTATATGTCGTTCTTCCTCTGTTAAACTATTGTTTTGCATTATTTGTTGAGCTTCGTGTAAGTAGGTATCTGATATATTTTTGGTTGCATCATTTTGTCCAGCAATTTCGTCGATCTCTCGTAATAGGTTCATTACATCTTGTATAACTTTACTTTTTTGTAAAAGTTCTGAATGGTGTTCATTAACCCATTCGTTTGTATACTTATATCCAAAGATCATATTACTTGAAAATAACATTTCGGAGAGTAATTTCTCTCTATTTCCTCGATAATAATTCATAACTGTCCATCTAATAAACATAGGAGTAAACTCCGTATTCGTTCTTGTTACGGTGCTTTGTGTTTCGTTATCAATGAAATCAAATGAAATTATTTTATCTTTAACATCCTTACCTTTGTCTTGTGATCCAATAAGCAAATATGCATTCTCCATATTAAATGCAGTAGAAACACAACTATAAAAACAATTACCATCTGCCGATATCCAAAGAACTTGTAAATCCTTCACATATTCATTATATTTGTCAGCAGAGAAAACACGACCTTTTCCTCGTAAAGGACCGTTACCCATATTTGTTCCTAGTGTAAATACATCGTTATATAGTCCATTTCTATATAAACTTTTACCACCAGAAGAAGACGTACCAGTCACCGTATCATTCATTTTACTTATCATTTTGCAAATATTTTTCTTTGATTTTTGTGCATCAGTCTTTTGTTCTTCTGTGACTTTATTGCCTAATGAAATAGTTTTTGTAATGTCTGTTGTAAACTTACCATCCTTGTTTTGTTGATAGTAGTCGTTAAAAAATCCATCTATGAAAAACTTACGCATATTGTTGGGTATATCGCCTACAATAGCGGCAGGTTGTTGAAAGTTTGTATTTACTTCTGGAATAGGAGTGCTTGATATACCAGGCAAAGATTTTGGTTGTGGAGGAGCCGGCAACTCAGGAACTTCTTTCTTTATCCTAGGAGGCACAACGATGGGTTGGGGTTTAACTATTAATTCCGTGGATGGCGCTGGAGCAGGAAGAGCCTTAGGTGGGGTCTTGACTACTTCTTTTTCTTCCTTTTTCACAACAGTGCCATTGATATTTACAATAGTTGGTGTTACGGTTTCTTCTTCCTTCTTTTTTTCTTCTTCTTTTTCATTTTTCACATCTTCTGGATTACGTTGTTTAAGAGGAATAGGTTCATCATTGTTCTCTCCTCTCTTGAGTTCATCAGGTAGTATTTGAAGTTCTTTTGCACCACTTCGTGCCTGCATACTAATAACACTTGCATCTGCAACATCTTTCATTGATAATCGCATATCAACAACGTCTTTTGGCTGGAGTTTCCAAGAGCTGTCATCATATTCAGCATTATAAATAACATAAGGTTCTCCTCCCAAATAAATGATTGTGTTAGGCGCAAGAAGGTTCTTGACGGTTAAATCAATATTATAATCAACAATTCCTTTACTGATTGCCACATCAATTGGAATAGGGGTAAGTCCAAACATGTGTTCTGATGCAATACGATTATTTAATGTTCTAAATAGTTCTCTATCGTAAAATTGTTTCTTCTTATTCTCATCCGCAATATCAATTGCTTTTTGCGACAACTTTAGCTGTGGGTTTAACATGGCTGTTTTTCTGTCTGCTCTTCTTTCCCCCCTTTTTCTTTTCACTATATCTATACCAAATAAAGATGGTTCTAGTTTAAACTCTTGATGACCAGGTATTGTGGTTGTTACTGTGATACTAATAGAACGAGGAACTGGTGCGTTGGGACCAAGCTTGGTTTTTTCCTTTGAAAGCTCCTTTGTTTCTTCTTTGTCTTCATTACTTACTACAGGTTCGGATTCTCCTTGTGGGGGCAATGGTTCTACTGGCACACTGACTATTTTCTCTTCAGGTGGCACACCGACACCTTCTTCCTCAATAGGAACGGCAACTGCAACTGCAACTGCGGCGGGTGGATCCTCTTTACCGTCCAATGAGTTCCAAATATTTTTGAAGAACCCGTTGTACATACGAGGTGCACCTATCATAATCTGTTGTTTCATTGCAAGAGAAGGATTATTCCACAAAATAATA